TCAGAACTCTCCTTCAGGAAATGCAAAACGCCCGACGATCCGCGACCCCCAGGGCGCCGAGAGAGCCGTCTCCAACACCGCGTGGCCGCTGTAGGCGTGGATGAAGCTTGGCCCCCCGTCCCGCCGCGCCGAGATGCCAAGGTGCTTGGCGACGCTGCCCTTCCGCATCCGAAAGAGCAGAACCTCGCCCGGACCGAACTCCCGATCCAACGGGATGGTCACAAGATGGTTTCGCGCTGCCTGCCAGAGCGTCTCTGTACGGGAGGCCTCCGACCAGTCCGCCGAATAGGCCGGCACGGCACAGGGCTCGTTCCCCTTCAGGCCCCGCCAGACCCCGCGCACCAACCCCAGGCAATCCGTCCCGGCGCCCTTGCACGACGCCTGGTGGCGATAGGGGGTTCCGATCCAGGATCGCGCGATTTCCACCACCTCTTCAGCCTGTTGCATCGCCTGCCTCATGTGTTCTGTCCCGGGAACGGGCTGGCGCTGCCACCGTCGTTGTTGCCGCCCCTGTGGGGATAGGACGTCAGCCAGTCCTCGCCCGGGATATGCGGAAAACCGCGGAAATTGAGGAAGTTGCCGAACTTGGACTGGCAAGTCACCGGCCGCTTGTCGCACCCCGCTTCCAACCGCACCAGGTCGCCCACGTTCACCTCGGCGCGCAGTTCCTGCCAAAGCTCGATCTCGCGCCCGCCGCTGGACGTGGTGTCGCGCTTGATCATCCCCACCAGCCCGGTTCCGGCGCCGCTCAGCACCCGGAACCGGCCCAGCTCGAACCAGCGGTCTTCAAGACCGTCGAGCCCCTCGAACAGGAAACCGCCTGCCCCGGTGATACCCGCGATCGCGACATCGCGGTAGAAGCCAGGATCTTCCAGGGACAGCCCGCAGCGACCATCGCCGAGCACCGCAGAGCAATTGCCCTGGTAGACATGCCCCTGCGGCTGGTTCAACTGCTCGGCCAGCCCGCGCAACTCGGCCTCGAACCGACCATGGCCGTGGCTGATCTCGCCAATCGTACCGGCGAACTGCACATCTCGTGCGGCGAGGTCGCGCCAGTTCACCAGCCAGACCGTGACCGCGGCGCCGTCGTACCGGCCGGCGCGAATGTCAGCCTCCTTGATCGCCTCATGCGACAGCGCACCGATGGCGGAGGCATTGTCCACCGACAGACCGGTCGTCTGTTCGAACGCCGTCGATGTGAACCCGGAGTTGGGCGCAAAGGCGATCCCGTCGAACTCCAAGGCCTCGTCGTGATCGGTGAACCCCAGCACGGCCCCATCCGCCCTGCGGACTTCCCAGCAGCGACAGGTGGTGGCCGCGCCGCCCTGCAAATGTGCATTCAACCGTTCGGCGGATTGCGTGCTCATCAGACCCGCACCTCCACCACCGGCACATCGGGGATCTCCCCGGCCTGGAACCCGTCGACACTGACCATCAGGCTGTCGGTGTCAAACCGCACCGGCACGTCGAACTCGAACCCCGCAGTGATCATCGCGTCATCGGCAGGGGGAGTCGTGAAGCTCAACACACCGGTTCCGGCATCGACCGACCAGTGCTGACCCTCCGCCTGTTCCGCACCGTCGATTGCGACCACAACGGTCCCGGCCACCGGTTTGCAGATCGCCCGGTCATAGCCCTCGGCGCCCGAGGCATAGCGTTTTTGCAGTCGAAACTCGTTCGTCGTCCCGTCACCGACACCGACCGTCTGGTCCGTCGCGGAGACGACCGCCGAGGGCACACAGGATTTGAAGTCCGCCCAATCCTTCCAGCGAAACCCGTGGAGTTGCCCGGAACGGGCCTCGAAGAAGGCGATCAGCGTGTCGATATCGTCCAGCGAGCGCATCCCCACGCCCGCGTCGTACCGGCGCCGGGAATGCCGCCAGGGCGTGTTGCGCTCTTCGAATCCGTTGGCCAGCGCCACGATCTCCGTGCGCCGCTCCGGCCCGCCCACCGAGCCGAAGCTCAGCGACGCCGGGAACCTGACTTCGTGAAATCCCATGAACCTGTCTCCCTACCCTAGCTGTTGCGTTGGCCACGGCCGATCACCCGGCCGAGCTGCGCCGCGATCTGCGACTGGCTCTTCTGGAACCCCGCAACGTCGGGCGTGTTGATGTTCATCACCACCTGGACCGGCCTGCCGCCACCGTTCGCCGCCCGCACGCCGAGGCTGCCGTCGGCTCCGCGCGTCAGCGGCATGATCGCCTCTGGCCCGGCCTCGCCCATCAACCCGGTCGCGCCCCGCATCGGGAAGGCTGTCGGGCCCGCCACCACGCCGCCCTTGGCAAAGGGCATGACGCGGCCGCTGCTGAAACTGCCGCCCCCCGCGAAGGGAAGCGCCCCCTGCAGGATCGAGCTTCCCTGCGCGGCGAGGGTTTGCCCGAAGCCTGCAATGCCGGATGAGATCAACCCGCCAAGCTCGCTGGTCACCGGCTTGATGGCACTGGAATATGTCGCGTTTACAATCGACTGCGCGACGGTCTTCATCGCATCGGACGCCCTGCCTCCGTCGAGGACAAGCCCGTCGAACGCCTTTCGCAGCCCACCCGAGATACTGGTGCTGAGCGCACCGGTGCTGGCATTCGCCTGTGATGTCGTCGACTGCAACTTGCGCAGTTCGGTGTCGAAGGCGGCAACCATCGTGCCGACCCCCCCGAGGCTCGCTTCCAGAGATCCGAGCTGCTGCTCGATGTTCTCCACCTGCCCGCTTTCCAAGGCCATTATCGTTCCCTTTCCGTGTCGGGATAGGCGCCCCGGAGTTCCTCCAGGCGCGCACGTGTGATCGGGGCCGCCGATGTGTCGGCGCCCAGAAGGAGCATCAGCTCCACCGGTGTCAGTCGCCAGAACGCCTCCGGCAAAAGACCGAGCTGTCCCATCCCCAGCCGCATCAACCCCGGCCAGTCCACGCCGCTACTCTCCAGATCGTGGCAGCTCGAAGGCCACCTGCAAAAGCTGTGCCGCCGCCCGGGCGGCCCCCGCCGGCCCACCCGCGATATCGGCGGTCAACAGGTCCTGCGCGGTGCCGGTCCACCCCCCGCCCCGCAAGCCAGCCAAGATCAGCGCGAAGATGTCCTGCACCCCGTTGCGCCCGGTTTCGAACCGCTCGACGAGGTCGATCACGGTCCCCCCCTCCATGCCCGCTTCCAATTCGGCGAGCGCCCCGAGGGTGAGCTTGCACGCCCGGCTCTCTCCGTTCAGATCGAGGCGCACTTCTCCGGCCCATGGATTCCCCATGATCAGAGCGCCGTGAAGTTCAGGACGCCGGCAGAGGACATCGCGACCTCATAGGTCGCCTCGCCATTGTGGTTGCCCGCGTATTCCAGCGACGTCAGCTGGAACGGCCCTTCGATCACGCCGAAATCCGGCACGATCACCTGGAATGCCGGTACGTCGCCGTCGAAGAACACCTGGCGGACACGGGCATCGGTCCCCTCGTCCTTGAACACACCCGATCCGCTCAGCGACGCGCTCTTGACGCCGGCGCCGCCAAGAAGCTCGCGCCAGCCGCCATCGCTGTCCATTGTCGTTGCGTCAACGGATGCGGCGTTGAAGCTGATACGGGTGGCCCGCAGCCCGGCAACGGTCTCAAAATCGCCGCTCCCGGTCATGTCGAGCTTGATCAGCAGGTCTTTCCCGGCTTGTGCGCCCATTGTCTTTCTCCATCAAAAAAAAGGGGTACAGTGTCGGTTCAGCGAACCGGCTCAGTCGTCTTCCAGCCGGGCTTCGAATTGCAGATCGATCCTGCGGCCGCTGCCTGACTTGATCCGCCGGGCATTGGCCCGCCGGAACTGCAAAAGCACGATCCGCCCCCGGCTCATCCCGGGGGTCTGGTGGTGAAGCGCGTCGGAGATCACTCCGGCCACGCGCTTCATTCGGTGGAAACCTCCGCCATCGGAGACGACGGCAATCGTGAACCGGTGTTTCGCGCCATCGCCGGTCTGGTCTCCCGCGGCGCTGGCCTCCTCCGGTCCGAGGGTCACGTAGATGTCTGGCACATCGCCCGTCGGTGCGGCGTCGAAGATTGCGCCGCCGACCTCCGCAGCCAGGTCGGGATCTGCCGACAGGTGCTGATAGACCGCCTCTTGCAGGGCCGCCGCCATTGCATAGCTCATGCCGATACCCTTTCCTCACGCGTCGTGCAGACGAGGTACCGGCCAAGCGGTTCGGCCTCCGCCACTGACAGGATGTGGTAGATCCGGTCGCCCTCCCGAAAACGCTGTTCCGGCAAAGGGCGGCTCTCGGCGCCGACGGGCGAAGCCCGGACCGTCACCCGGAAGGTGACCGACGACAGCTCCAGATCGTTGCCGCCGACCTCTCGGCCAGAGCCCGCTTTCACATCCGCCCACAGGCTGCCCAACTGGCGCCAGCTCTCGGTGTAGCCGCCTGCACCATCGGGCGTCCGCTCCAGTGTCTCCAGCCCGAGTTTCCGTCGCAGCGCCGGTTGAACCCTCGCCATCAGACACCTCCCCCGAGGATGCGGACGTTGCGCCAGCGGTCCACCAGCGAGGAGACGCCGTAGGGCATCACCGCTGCACCCACGCGCATCTCGTGCCGGTACTCGTAGTAGTAGGCCGCCAGCAGCATCACCGCCTGCGCCAGATCCGCCGGCACGTTCGCCCAGCTTTCACCGAACCCGGCGGTGAACTCGATGGAGACGGATCCCTGGGGCGGGATCGTTGGCAGGCGGCTGCCCCTCGCCATCACGACCGGCCGGTGTGTGTCCTGTTGCAGCCGGCACTTGGACGGATCGACGATCGTCTCCCAGTCCAGGCAATCGATAATCCGGATTGCCCGGACCTCCGAAACAGGCGCGACCGGAAGCGTCTGCATCCGTGCGTCGCGCCATGCCATCAGGCTGAGCGCGAAATCCCGTTCCAGCAGGACCTTGCCCGTCCAGGCTTCCACGGCCGCGATAGCGGCCCGCAGGAAGGTCTCCAACAGGCTGTTCTCGGCACCGTCGTCGGCAAACCCGGTGCCCAGACGCAGATGATCCCTGAAATCCGCAACCGGCAATGCCGTGGCGGGCGCTGAGGTCTGCTCGACCAACATCATGCATTCTCCGAAACTTGTGCCCCTCTGGCAAAAAGTGACAGGCGCGCGCCCCGCATCGCTCGAACGGAGGGGAAGCAGCTGGTCAACGCGGATCTGGAAGGCCCAGTGACGCGCACCTGTCCCGCGCACCGCCCCCCAGGGAACGGTGCGCGGATCCCGGTCAGGCCTAGCTGGCCGAGAATTTCAGCAACTTGATCGCCGCAAAATCGCTGACGTCGCCGCCGACCCGCTTGGTGGCATAGAACAGCACGTGCGGCTTGGCCGAGAACGGATCGCGCAGCACGCGCAGGTCCGGACGTTCCGCAACCGTGTAGCCGGACGCAAAGTCACCGAACGCGATGGCATGTTCCCCCGAGGCGATGTCCGGCATGTCCTCGGCAATCAGAACCGGGTAGCCCAGCAGGCGAGCGGGTTCACCGGCGGCCAGACCGTCGGACCACAGGAACCGGCCGTCGCCATCCTTCAGCTTGCGCACCGTGCCAGCGGTCTTGGAGTTCATCACGAAAGTGCCGTTGGCGCGGTACTCGGCCCCGAGCGCATAAACGAGGTCGATCAGCACGTCGGCGCTGGCGAAGGCCCCGTCGGCACCGGAGGCCACGTATCCCAGTTCGCCCCAATCCCAGATCTCGTTGTCCGTGGTCGGGTGCGCCAGGAAGCCCTTGGGCTTGTCAACGCCATCCCCGTTGACGAAAGCCGCGGCCTCGGCCCGGGAGAACTTGTCGGCAATGCGTCCCGCGAGCCAACCGTCGATGTCGAAGGCGCTGTCGTCCAGCAGACGCTGGCTGGCCTTCGGCAGGGCGGACAACTCGTGCAGCGGGATGGTGACCCGTTCAATCTGCGGCGTGTCGGTCTCGATCATGGAGCCCGTCTCGGTGGCCCAGCCGGAGCCCATCTCGCCGTGATCGATCAGGACGTCGAAGGACGTCGCCTCCACGTTCACCACATTGGCAATCGCGCGGATCGAGGCATTCGATTTGAGAACGCTTTTCACGGTCTCCGCGGTCTCCGGGTCGACCAGATAGCCACCATCGGCAGCCACGGCGGTCGAGAGCGCCTTGCCCTCCATCTCCAGCCCACGCATCGCGTCCTCGTCGCCTGACCGAAGATAGGCCTCGAACGCCTTCTGGTGAGGGGCACCGTCGGCCTCTGTGGCGGCGGCAAGGGCGGGACGCCCGGCAATCATGGTTTTCCGATCCAGCATGGTCAGTCGCTCTTCCTGCTTGTGAAGTTTGGATTTGATTTCGGCCTGAAAGTCTCTGAAATCACTCAGAAACCCGATCATGGCCGACTTGACGTCGGGCGCTCCCCGCGCCGGTCGCTCAGCTTCGCTCATGGGGTGGTCCTTCCTGGAAAAGGCGTGTGGAAACTGCGGCGGTCACTGGTCCGCCAGGTCAAGGCGGGCCGCTTCCAGCGCCTCCGCCAGGTCGCGCATCAGGTCGGTCTCCGCGCTTTCGCTCTTCGCGCCGACCCGCGCCTCCGGGAGCATCGGGAACGTCACCAGCGACACCTCCCAAAGCTCCAGATCGTGCAGGAGGCGCTTGCCGCCCGCGCCTTTCTCGGCCCGCTTCGTGCGGTAACCGATCGACAGCCCGTCGATGGCGCCGGCATCAATCAGCGCCGCCGCCTCGCGGCCCTTGTCGACATCGGTGAGGATGCGTCCCTTGACGAAGAGGCCCTTCTCGTCCTCCCGCACCTCGTCCCAGACACCGATCGGCTGCGCGGGATCATGCTGCCACAGCATTTTCACGCGCCGATCCGCGCCCGCCAGTGCTTTCAGCGAGGCTGCGTAGGCGCCTCGCTGGACGACGTCACCGCCCTGATCGACCCTGCCGAACAGGGAGGCATAGCCCTCGATGCGAGTGCCGTCCTGCACCGTCAATTCGTCCCCGAGCTGGCAGAACTTCCGCTCCAGCCCGCAATGATCATCCGTCATTCCGTATTCCTCTGAACTGGCGCCGGGACCGCGGGTCCGCTGGCGGCTTCCACTTCGCGTCCCCGGCCCCTGCGCCGAGCCGCATCCGTCCTCGCCTCATTCCACGGGCTTCGGCGGCAGCCCCAGCAGGCTGCGCTTCTCTGCATCCGTCAGGAACTCTGCGGCACCGACCCGCGACCACTGCGCGTCACGCTCCACGGCAAGCGCCGGAATGCGATCGAGATCGGGCGAGAGCCTGGCCCCCTGCCCGTCGAATTGCCCCAGCCAATCGGAAATCGCCGCCGTGACCCGCGACGCCAGCGGCAGCACGGTCAGGCGGTAGAATGCCCGGTTGGCTTCCTGGTAGTTCGCATAGGTGTTGTCGCCCGGGATCCCGAGCATCATTGGCGGAACCCCGAAGGCCGTCGCGATCTCCCGCGCCGCGGCTTCCTTCGTCTTCTGGAACTCCATGTCGGATGGCGAGAACCCCATCGGCTTCCAGTCCAACCCACCTTCGAGCAACATCGGCCGCCCGGCATTGCGAGCGCCCTGGTGATGCGCCTCCATCTCCGAGAGGAGCCGGTCGTACTGGTCCGCCGTCAGCGTGCCCGGACCGCCATCCGAACTCTGGTAGACGATTGCGCCCGAAGGCCGTGCCGCGTTGTCGAGCAACGCCTTCGACCAGGCGGAAGCACTGTTGTGCACGTCCACCGCCGTCGCCGCCGCTTGCATCGGGGACAGCCCGTAGTGGTCGTCCTGCGGGTGGAAACTGCGGATATGGCAGATCGGCGGGGTGTCACCTGTCATGTCGAAGCGGTGCTTCCGCCCGGCGACATTGTAGTCGTAGGCCACGGGCCAGCCATCGCTGCCGGGCACGATGCTCATCCTGTCGCTGCGCAGCACATGCAACTCGAAGGGCGTGTTGCCGTCGCCGACCGCCTCGACATAGCCGTTGCCGGACAGCAGGATCTGCCCATAGAGCGCTTCCAGCAACTCGGCCTGACCCTGGGCACCGTTCGGGCGGCTCAGCAACGCCAGAACCGGGTGCTCGTCATAGCGCCGTTTGCTGTCCTGACACACAAGCGGCATCGCGCCCGCCGCCTCCGCAATCATCTTGACGCACCGGAAGCCGACCGGGTTGCCGACGAAGCCGGTGCGGGTCAGCGTGCCTACATCGCGCGGCGACCAGACCACGCGGCCCCCACCGCCCCAGGCGATCACCGGCCCGGCGGCCGAGGCCTTTCTCTCGGGGGGGGCGCCCACCGGTTCACTCGGGGCGGGCGTGCCGCCGGACCGTCGCAGGAAATCCAGTACCATGCGCTCTTGCTCCTCTTGGTTGGGGGGCGAGGCCCCGGCATTGCCAGCCCGGCCCCCTGCCGGTCGGCAGGGGGCGGGCACAAGGAAACCGGGCGCGCCCCTCAACTGGCGCACCGCTCGGTTTCCGCATTTCGTGGATCGGACCTTCCGGCCCGGGATCAGAGGGTTCGGATCGTCGGTCGGCGGAATTGCCCGGCCGGCCCGATCAGAAGCTCCGTGATCGCCCAGACCAGCGCATCGAGCCGGTCCGGCGAGCCGCGCCCTTCGTAGCCGCGGGTCGTCATCTTGCACATCTGCTCCTCCAACGCGCCGAGATGGCGCAGGTGGTGGATCCGTCCCTGTTCATAGAGCGCCGCGACCGGCTCGGCGCGCGCAGCCTTGCCCCGTTGCGCCCGAACCGCCCGGAAGGGCAACAGCGGGTCGATCTGGTTCAGAACCGTCTGCACAAGGTCCCCGCCCTGGTTGACCTCTGCCACCAGCCGGTCGGCATCGTGCCTGTCACGTGCCGCCACCGCCGCATGGGCCCATGCCAACGGAGAGGCTGCAGTGACGCTCGCATCTTCCAGCACATAGGCTTGCCAGTCTTTCGGGTCGCCCTGTGTCACCGCGCCAACCACGACGATCCCGCATTCGTCCGAACCTGCGTGGCCGGTCACCGGCGGGTCGACGGCAACCACGATCCGATCCAGCCGGGGCACGTCACCGACCCGCGCGCCCTCCAACAGCTTCGATGTCCAAAGCGCGCCTTCAGTGTCCTCGACCAGCACGCCGTCCAGCTCCTGCCGCCCCAGCCGCGTACCGCCGTAGCGGGCCTGCACTTCTGCCAGAAAGGACTCCGCGAGGTTCGCACGGTTGGCCTCCGTGGGGGCCGTCGTCGTGACCGTCGACTCCCGCTTCAGCAAATCCTTCAGAATGGGCACGTCGCGCGGCGTTGTCGTTACGCACTGGCGCGGATTGTCGCCCAGCCGCAGGCCGAACTGCAGCATCGACCAGGTCTCCTCGGCCTTCTTCCACTTGGCCAGCTCGTCGACCCATGCGCAGTCGAATTGCGGGCCCCGCAGCCCCTCCGGGTCATGGGCGGAGAACACCTGCGCGACCGCCCCGTTGGGCCAGACCAGGCGCTTGCGGCCAGCCTGCCACTGGGGCATGCGGTCCGGCGGCGTGCAGGCAAGGATCCCGCTGTCGCCGAACACCATGACCTCCCGCACCTGGTCGATGGTCTCTCCCACCAGTGCCACCCGCCGCGAGCGGCCACGATCCTCCGGCCACGAACCCTCGACCTGCGCACGGATCCACTCGGCCCCGGCACGGGTCTTGCCCGCGCCGCGGCCGCCCAGGATCACCCAGGTTTTCCAGTCGCCCGACGGGGCCAACTGATGTGGGAGCGCCCAGAACTCGAACAGCCACGGGAGCGCGGCAAGCGCTCCCGGGGACAACTCGTCAAGAAATGCCTGCCGCGCCTCTTGCGGCTCGGATGCGAGCAATTCGGCTCCCGATCTCAACGCGGGCCCCGGCAAGATCGAGCGCCTGCTGCTGAACATTCCCGACGAGCTTTCGGCGAAGGTCTTCGACATTCCGTGCCTCCTCCATCATGGTGATGGACGCCTTCCGCATCTCGGAAAGCACCCCTTGCAGCTTCTTCGCCCGGTCGGTCTTTCCCTTGCCGACCTCGGCGATGATGTCCGTCAGCTCGCGTGAGCCGCTCCTGTAAAGTTCGACGGCCTGATCGAAAAACTGACCAGTGTCTTCGCCCGTGTTCGCGGACAGAGTGATATTATCCATTTTGTTAACCTGCTCTTGCTCATACCCTCCGAGGTCGAGCGAAACGAAAAAAGCACCGTGACCCAT